CCGGGAACAGGGAAAACAACTAAACTTATTAATTATGTTAAAACATTTTATAAACTGGGAACACCCCTGGATAAGATTGGCTACTTTGCATTTACTACTAAAGCAGCAACTGAAGCTATTAATAGAATGTTAGATACGTATAAACATTTACAAAGAAAAGATTTAAAACATTTTAGAACACTACACTCCCTAGCTTTTTGGAAACTAGGAATGAAAAAAAGTGAGGTAATGCAGGACGAACATTACGAAGACATAGGTAGAAAGTTGGGTATTGAAGTAACAGTCTATTCTAATGGTCAGGAAACTACGGGATTTGTGGATTCAAACAGTGAATATTTTAACTTAATTAATACAGCCAGAATTAAAGAGATGACTATCGAAGAAGAATATAATACCGGCATGTATTCTTATGAACTAGAAAAAAATTTATTATATATTTTAAGAGACGAACTAAATAATTATAAAAATTCCTATAAGCTAAAAGACTTTACAGATATGATAGAAAAATTTAATGTGGCCGAATTGTGTCCGAAATATGACGTCGTATTTGTTGATGAAGCACAGGATTTATCCCCAATACAGTGGAAAATGGTAGATATTATGCGGAAAAATTCCAAATATGTTATACTAGCTGGCGATGATGATCAAGCAATTTATGGCTGGGCTGGTGCAGATGTACTAAAATTTATAGCTACCCAAGCTAAAAAAGACATTATTTTGCCACAATCTCACAGGGTTCCTAGAAGGGTACAGTTAATAGCAGATAAAATTTTAGATAGAATTCCTGATGAAAGAAGGGTTAAAAAAAATTGGAAAGCANGAGGTGAAGAAGGGTCTGTTAATCCNATAACAACACTTGAAGATGTTCCTTTATATGAACAAGACTGGCTGATCCTTGCCAGAACTAATGATAGGCTAGACAAACTTAAACCTATTCTAAAAGATATGGGAATTTATTTTCAAATTAAAGGTAGAAAAAGTTTTAGGGCTACTTTGTTTAGAAGTATTCTAAACTACATTAGATGGCAAAAAGGAGAACTGTTATCTTTGTCTGAAGTAAAAGATATACTAGAATATAGCCCATTACTTGTACTGGATAACCCAACAGAAGAAAAAATGTACGACTTAAAAGAGTTTCAATTTGATCCACGTGCGCCTTGGTATGATGTATTTACAGTGGATCCAGAAGAATGTTTATACGTCAGAGAAATGTTAAGAAANGGAGAAAAATTATCCAAAGATGCAAGAGTACAATTGTCTACAATACATTCTGCNAAAGGAGGTGAAGCGACAAATGTTTTACTCATTTTGGACAACACAAAAACAATCAGGGAAGCTACGGAAAAAAGTCAAGACAAAGAAGATGAAGAACATAGAGTTTGGTATGTAGGGGTAACGCGTACAAAACAAAATTTATATATAATGACAGCAAAAAAGGAGGCAAAAGGATATGACATCGAAAGTTTGGGATAAACAAATCGGCGGACAACATTATCAGAAATTTAAAATTCAGCCAAGTAAATTTGTGATTGAAAATGAGTTGCTCTACCCAGAAGGCTGTGCTATAAAATACATAATCCGTCACCGGATGAAAGGAAAAAGACAAGATTTGGAAAAAGCTATTCACTTTATCGAAATGATTATTGAAAGAGATTATGGAGATGAAGCACAAAAAAGCCAAACCTTTACATCAAAAGTAGAATCTAAAAAAAATTCATGGGGGATAATAGATGAAGATTCCTAAGTTTGAAGCACAAACAGAATGGGTTAAACCTACAGAATTTCCAGACTTACGTCAGGTTGATGAAATTGCAATAGACTTAGAAACAAAAGATCCTGATCTAATTAAAAAAGGATCTGGTTCTGTTATTGGTAATGGAGAAGTAATTGGTATAGCAGTAGCCACCAAACATTATAAAGGATATTTCCCTATTGCTCACGAAGGTGGGGGAAATATGGATAGATCAAGGGTTTTAGACTGGTTAAAAGATATATTAGAAGCAACATCAACAAAAATTTTCCACAATGCTATTTATGATGTCTGTTGGTTAAGAGCTATGGGCTTTAAAATTAACGGGGATATTGTTTGTACAATGATTGCTGCAGCAGTAACAGATGAGAATAGGTTTCGTTATGATCTCAATAGTTTATCATGGCATTATTTGGGTTATGGTAAAAACGAAGCTGCCCTGGCTGAGGCTGCTTCTGAATGGGGGATAGACCCTAAGTCTGAAATGTACAAGCTACCATCTATGCATGTTGGTGCTTATGCAGAACGAGATGCTGAAGTAACTTTAGGACTTTGGCAAGAAATGAAAAAAGAAATTATCAGTCAGGACCTAGAAGATATATTTGATTTAGAAACAGAACTCTTTCCCTGTCTAGTTGATATGAGATTTAAAGGTGTGCGTGTAGATATTGAAAAAGCCCACGCAATGAAAACAGAATTTAAAAAAGCAGAACAAGGATTACTTCGATCAATTAAAAGAGAAACTAATATTGATACACAGATCTGGGCAGCAAGAAGTATTGCGAATGTATTTGATATGTTAAGATTAGAGTATCCTCGTACAGAAAAAACCGAAGCACCATCATTCACTAAAAATTTTTTACAAGAACATAAACATCCTGTTGTTAATATGATTGCTAAAGCAAGAGAAATTAATAAAGCTCATACAACATTTATAGATTCTATTTTAAGATACGAACATAAAGGAAGAATACATGCAGAGATAAATCAACTTAGAAATGCAGGAGGAGGAACAGTGACTGGAAGATTTTCTTATCAGAATCCTAACCTCCAGCAGATTCCTGCACGAAACAAGGATCTGGGACCTAAGATAAGGTCATTATTTATCCCTGAGGAGGGCCATAGATGGGGTGTATTTGACTATTCTCAGCAAGAGCCTAGACTGGTGGTACACTACGCATCTTTATACAAACTACCATCAGTGTACGATGTTATTGATGCATACAACACAGATTCAAGCGCAGATTTCCATCAAACAGTAGCAGACATGGCTCAGATTCCTAGATCACAAGCTAAGACAATTAACTTAGGATTATTTTACGGAATGGGAAAAGCAAAACTTCAAGCTGAACTAGGAGTAACTAAAGAAAAAGCAACTGATTTATTTAATCAGTACCATGCTAAAGTTCCATTTGTAAAACAACTTATGGAGAAAGCTTCCAACAGAGCACAGGACAGAGGACAGATCAGAACTTTACTNGGTCGTCTTTGTAGGTTCCATTTATGGGAACCGAATAGTTTTGGGATGCATAAAGCTATGAGNCATGAAGATGCACTCAGGGAACATGGACCAGGGATTAGAAGAGCGTATACATACAAAGCATTAAACAAATTAATTCAAGGTAGTGCTGCTGACATGACTAAAAAATCTATGTTAGAGCTTTACAAAGAAGGAATTATACCGCATATACAGATCCACGATGAATTAGATTTGTCTATCGAAAACGATGAACAGGCTAAAAAAGTCATCGAGATTATGGAAAACGCAGTTACACTGGAAGTTCCTAATAAAGTTGATTATGAATCAGGGGATAACTGGGGGGAGATAAATGATTAATTATGTATTTAAATGCCAACATACCAATCATAGAATGTTACGTCCGTGGAAATTATCTCCGAGATCAAAAAGATTCACACAATAAATATTTTCCTTGCGTAATATTTGGATTTAGTTCCCTACCAGGACAAGTACCTTTATTTCATTATCATATGGAAGATGGGGGCCTGTGGTGGAGAGCACCTATATCTGCATTTTGTACTAAACCAGACGTAAAAGAACTGCCATTAAATGAGCTGGTAATGTGGGATAGTTTCAGCTATAATGTAAGCGTTACAACTTTTTATCACTTAAAAGGCGCTAAGGTAACTTATATATCTAGGCGTAAAGTGAAGAGAGAAGGTACGTATTTGTTCACCATTGATTGGTGCCCAGGCGATTATAACGAATTAAACTTCGGTTATGCAGAAAAGCCTGACCAACATAAATGCGGTCATGTAATTGAATTAGATGATGGCAATTATGCAATCCAGCCTAACAATAGGTTAAGAGTATTTGACCCATCGTTAGCTGCAGATCCATCAGAAAATTTAATAAACCGACTTGTTAATACAAAAACATGGTCTGTTGAAACAACTTCAAAATGGATTACTGATGAACATGAGGAAGGTAGTTACGACTACCATTATACAAACCTGGAGGAGAAAAATGGAAAAGATAAAAGTTAAAATTCAACAATGGTCTCTATTATATAGAGAATACATTATTGGTTTTGTTGTCGGTGTTGTTATCGGCGCTATATTATTTTAATAAATGATAGGAGGGTCCTATGCTAAAAAAAATTTTAGGATTTTTACTATGGCCATTAAAAAAATTTATGGAATGGCTAGCAAGCGGGCTGCCGAAGGGGCCTAAGGGAAAAGATGAATAAGTGTAAACGATGTAATCATGACTGCCACTGCGGTGGTAAAGAACATATTGATGAATACTTAGATGTATGTCAATGTGGAAACTGTGAGTGCCACGCCAAAGCTGAAGATGCTAGTTACGAAAATAACGGAGTCGTAGTGGATGACACCGGAGAATGTGAAAGCTGCCAATGATAAATGACAAAATCATCACAGCATTACTCGCATGTCTTCTCGCACTCGGCGGGTGGACTCTTAGTCGTACCTTCTCACTCTCCCAAGATATGGTCTTGGTTAAAGAAAAGATTTCGCAAGTGGAAAAACAACTTGATGAACAGTTATGGAACACTTTACCAGAAGCCGAAGATAAAAAGAAAAAGAAAAGAAAGAAAAAGAAAAAAAAGAAGCAGGATTAATGTCTAATGAGACTATTTCATAATGAATGGGAAAAATGGGCTATTATCATTATAGTAATTGTGCTTATTCTTATAGGTTTATCGGGATGTAGTTATAATATGGTTCCCCATGAGACAAAAATAGAGTATGGTACAACTGCAACAGATTCTAAGAATGATAAGCTGCAGGAAAAAAGGTTTATAACTCAGAGTTGGAGATGGAGCAAACATGATTGAAAAATTAATGACTTTACTTGTGGGAATCCTTCTAGCATTGGCTGGTTGGAGTTTATCTAGAACTTTTGAACTCTCTACTATTCAAGCGGTACACGAAGATAAAGTACATACACTTCAACAACAAGTTTTAAAATTAGAAGATCAAGTCGATGGTATGATGGATAAAGATAAAGAAATCAT